ACCATACAACAATATATCAATAAAAGACAATAATACGATAACAAAAGCTGCGCCTTGACCTGTTTTCTCAAGGATGGATTTCAGCCTATCTTGAGCTTCCTTAAGATCGTCGGTAGCTGTAGTACTTTTGAATAAGGCTGGGGCTAGGTTCATGCCGATGATACCGGCAATAGCGATAAACGCACCGGCTACGGCGCCACCTGGCCCGAAGATTGATGCGATCTGAGAACCCTGTTGTGAGAGAACTAGGAACGGGTTCTGACCAGCTTGTAGCTGGACTGCAACGTCCTGCGCCTGGTAACCGATCTGTTGGATCGAGCTACGTGCGGCGCGAGACGACGCTTGAACCGTTTTGTTTGCGGCTGTAGCAGTCTTAGCGTAAGCCTGGATACCTTTACTTGCGGATGCTACCGCAACTTTAGTACCGTCCTTACCTTCGATTATTACTTGCGTTACGTAACTTGACATTATCGGCCTCTATCTTGAACCATGCGATCCATTCCATCAGCTCATTATAAGGCATATCCTCAAGTTCTGTAACAGTCTTGCCGATATGACCCGCTAGTCTGAATAGCCATGATCTTAGCGGGTCAGTCTTTAGTTTTTTTCGGCGCTCTCTACGGTGTATGTAACACCCAGAATAGAACCTACTACAGAACTTATAGACCCCATATCTTGACGTAACAAGATTGGTTTATCTTCAAGCGTAAATACTTTTTCGCCTTGAGCGTCCAAGCATTTCAACAGTAGCAGATCAACCATCGCGTCTGATGTTAGTTTGAAAGGAAACTCTGGATGTCTACCCTGCATCTTAGCAGTGTCACCACAACTAAGAGGTGTAGCGTAAATAGTTTCATCCCATTCTTCAACGTAGAAAGACTGAGTGTTATTGCTCAGTCTTTCTCTTAATTTATCCCGAAGTCCCATTTATATTACACCGTAGCTTCTGTAAGGTCGCCTGAACCTTGGATTTCAAAAGATGCTGTAATCAGTTCACCGACCGAACCAGTGATGGTACGACCTGTAACGATACCTGTGCCTGAGTAGTATTTGTCGCCAGAAGTCTCACCGCTAGGGTATAGTGAGTAAGAGATCTCAGCGCCTACAGTCAGGCCGTTAGCATCAGTCTGGTCATACATAACATCAATAGATGCAGTGTATGATTTCAACGTAGCCTTGTAAGTACGAGCAGAATCGCCGATGACAGTGTCCTCAACGGTATCGCTTGTGTAGTTAATGCTATACCCGGTAACTTCCGCCACAGCAGAACTACCGACCTTAATAACTCCGTTTGCTGAAGTTTCAGTTGCCATGTTTTAACTCCTATAAGGATGTTGTTGGATCACTTATGGTTGTTCGATATACCACGTTGTAATCCAGTTTCAATACACCGATAGGTTGTTCACCATCAGCCGTAATTTCTGCAGAAGTACCGGTAAGTTCGATACTTTCAGCTAAACCTGACAAGGTCTCATCAGCCGCTAAAGCTATTTCGATCTCCTCAGATATATTGTCCATGATGTCGATCACTGTTGCGGTAGCCTTAACGTACACCTCAACGGAAACGCTTAGGTTCCTCAACATACTAGCTGTAGATGAAAATCCACCTATAGTAGCTTGTGCCGATGACTCAGAACTTGTGTATACGATTATAGCCGGTAAGACACCGTCTTGCACAGGGTATACACGATGAGAGAATACATTGTTACCTGTAGTAGTCAAGCCAGTGAGTTGAGACTTGATCTGGTTACGGATTTGAGTGCGGACGTGCATTATTGCTCCTCAAGCGTAAGCGTTGTTATACCTGTTCCGTCCGGCATAACTTCGATCACTAGGTAACTTTTGCCGCCAACTTCAACCTCGTCACCATAAGCAACGCCTGTGAAATCAACAGTTCTAGCCGTAAATGTTGGGCTTGTAGATGAGAACTCAACCATGCCTCCAGCTGATGCCGACAGGTATGGGTTATCGTAGATCCCAACAACGTCACACGACGAACCGTTACTCTGCGTTATTGTCGCAGTCGTACCGAAATCACTCGTAGTGAAAAAGAACGCCAGTGTGTCGCTGTTTTCAATCATTATTCACCCTTGTTAGTACGGCGAGTACGAGGTTTCTCGTCACCTTCAAGACCAAACGAACGAGTAGTCTTAGGTTTAGCTACTTCAATGTAACCAAGCATTTCTAGACGTGAAGTCTTATCGTGTGAAATATCAACTTCAGCCCCAGCTGGGTATGAGTGCCCATCGATAATAACGTCTTTAAGTACAGTGAATTTCATAATTATCTCCTGATCTTTTAATGACCACTCAGCGAATGACCATTAAAAGAGAGTCCCGAAGGACTCTCAGTGTCATCATTAACCGTCGTTCGATACACAGAATGACTGTGCGTGACGAACAGCAGTATCACAAGACTGTAGTGCAACTACACGTACAGTACCAGAAGTGCTGTGAGTGTATGGGTCAACTACTAGGTCTAGGCCACCCCAGAAACCGATCATAAGATCAGAGAAGTTACCGAAGTAAGCGTTGCCGTCTGTACCCTGGTTAGATACAAGAGCGTTGTAACCGTTGATTGTACGGCCTGGCTCAACAACGAACTGAGCTGTGCCAGAGGCTTTCTCAGTAGTTTTAAGAGCGCCGAACATGTTAGAACGCATGATGTAAGCAAGGTTACCCATTAGAGCGTTGTCATCTGCAAGAGCAGTTTCCATTGCTACAAGTTCAGCGAACGTTGGGTTAGCGCCAGCGAAGGTAGTAGTGTTAACACCAGTAGTGTTAAGGATACCTGTTGGAGTACCGTTAGTGCCTGAACCTTCAAGAGCAGCAAGGTCGATTGCTAGAGCTAGAGCCTGAGCTAGGTCGTCACGTACTAGAGCTTCAACATCCATTGAAGACTGAAGCATTAGCTGACGAGTGATGTCAGTGTAAGCACCTAGAGTCTTAGGAGTTAGCGATACTGAACCAACTGTCATTTCAGTTGCAGAAGCGTCGCCACCTTCAGTAGAGATCCAGCTAGCAGAAGATGCAGTAAGTTTCTTAGGAATCTTAACATCGCCACCTAGACCGTTCATCATACGAGCACCAGCGCGCATTACAGAAGATGCGTTGCGAAGTACGTCGATGAACTCATTGCCACGGTAATCTTCACCGAACAAATCAGCTTCGTCAGATGAGTTAAGAGTACGCTGTTTCCAGTTACGCATAACTTCAGCAGGAAGCATGATGCCCTGTGCAGTGCGACCGTACTGTTCAGCAGCAGCGCGTGAACATGCAAATTCGAACGCAGCAGCTTCTTGAGCACGTTTGTCGTGTGGGTTAGCTAGAGCATTGATAGCACGAAGTAGAGAGAACTCTTTAACTTCAGCTTTAGTCATGCCGATTTCTTTCTCTTCTAGAGCACGCTGAGAGCCGATCTTCTCAAGAACTTCACCACGGAATTCTTCGATAGAGCGACCAGCAGCGATAGCGTCACGAGCCATATCCTGTACGTTGTGACGAGCACCTAGAGCTACGATTTCAGCGGCGTTGCGCTGTGCAGTTTTAGCAGCCTCAGCAGCAGCTTCAGCCTTAACCGCGTTGATGTCAAATTCAGACATTTTGCGTTCCTCTTTAATAATAGGAGATTCAATTAAGGGTTGTTTCGGCTCACTGCTTCGACCCACGCCAACTGTCACATCAGCGGGAATAGAAACGATGCTTGCTTCCACGGGTCTCCATGATTTAGCTACATAGCTATCACCTTGGCGGACCAATTTGTCGATAGAGTATCCAACAGAAATATTTGCGCGGATACCATCAACAACATCATCGAAGATCTCTTTGGCCAGTCCGTTCTTTCCAAAACGTACCGTCGCACGCAGTCTACGTGCCGAGCCATCAAGCTCTACAGATTCAATAACACCGATTTGCTGTTCTGGGTCATGGTCCAGAAGCAACGGTGCACGGCCTGAAGCTAGGAACGACAAGTCGATAGCTTCTTCCGTATGTTCTAAGATTTCTTTACCGAACGAACGCTCAACAGGCTCTTCGCTAGATACTGCAATTTGAACAGTACGAGACTTTTCATTTACAGGTGAAGCATCTAGTGCCCAAGCACGACGTTCTTCAACGCCGCCAGTTATCTCACGAACGTCCACCTCGACTTCGTCAACAGGCGCAGCTTCTACCGCTTCCACGGCTTCAACTGGTTCTGCTACTTCAATCTCTTTAAGTTCTTCGCTCATGCGATCACCTTTGAGGTAGTTCAATTAATAAATATTAAACCTGAGAGTTAGGATCGTCAAAACCATCAGGAGTAATTGGGGTCATATTAGCACCATATGGCTCAAGTGCATACTTCACATCGAACTGTGCTGCAATATCACGATCACGAGCGATCTGAGATACTAGATCTTCAACATCTTTACCGTACTGAGCTGCAACGTCAGATAGCGACAAAACACCGGCTTTTAGGCCAGTAATTGCTGCATTCATCTCTTTTGCAGGGTCAACCCAGCTCCATGAACGTCCACGGAAGTTGGATGCGCCTAGGAAACGCTCATACTGACGGAATGGGATTCCGAACGTGTTCATTTCCATCGACGAGCTTAACCATGCTTCGTAAATCGGCATAATAACTTGCTCGATAAGGAAGTTCTGCATGTTGCGGTAGTTATCACGCTCTTCTAAAGCTCCTTGGCGAATAGAGCTGTAAGATGTTGATTCCAAATCGTTAGACAATGCTGAATACGACACACCCATGCCTGCGGCAATACCTTTTAACACGGACTTATGGAAGCTATCGAATTCTGAAGTTGGGTAATCAGGATCGAACGCCTTAAAGTCAACGCCCTGAGGCAATTGGTGGAACGTACCTGGCTCAACGGACATGATTGGCACATCGCCGTCCATCTCATCAGCAGTGAATCCATCCCCCGCAGGAGATGTGAAGAAACCCATCTTAGATGCGCCTATACGAGCGTTGATTACAGACGCTTCGCGCAATGCACCTAACTGTTTCAAGCTATCAATTGCAGAAGACAGCCATGGCTCGCCGCGAGTCTGACCTGCGCGTTGGTGCATATATGCATGGATCATCTTGTCTGCAGGAATTCGACGGTACTTTTCAGCTAGGGTCAACGCATACTCGTTATCACCTGGATGGCGAGTAAGTACGTAATAAGCTGAAGGTCTGCGGAACTCATCAAGCTCTACGCCCATGCGAATCTCGCGTCCACCGTCTAACTTCTTGTTAAGAGTGTGGTCAACTTGATCTGGCTCGATAAACTCAAGCGCAAATGAATCCTTAAACTTAGACGAACGGTGTTTAACGATAAACACTTCACCGTCACGGGCAATAGACTCGATAGCTAGTTTCTGAGCGTCTACCCAGCTCATTTTACCGTCTACAGTACAGTTACCGCGTTTAGCCCATGCTTTAAACGAGCGCTCAACAGCATCATTACCGCTTTGGTCTAGGTTACCAACTGAGTCTAACGCTTTAACTTGTAGCTGGAATCCGCTATCACCTACCACGTTATTGCGTAGAAGTGAGAAATACTTACGCGCATACTCGTTGTTTCGTGCTAGATCCCTAGCGCGTTCACGCAATTTAGGTAGTGCGTTTTTGAGTTCTGCGTCAGACGACAAAGGTGAACCGCTAAAATCGCCAAATAGGCGACCTGTGCTAGCAGCAGCGTAAGAACGCTTGAAAACTTTACCTGTAGGCGTTTGATCTGCCTTGTTACTCTTGAATAGATCAAAAATGCCCATCAGAATCTCACCTTTATCGTACTTCCGTTAGACTTACCGTTTCGCATGTTCTCAATAGTTTTCAGTCTATTGGCTTCTGCTTTGTAGTAGTTACGGGCTT